ATAAACAAGCTGGTTGGAACTTTGATTGGGAAAGATCAGAATCTTGTCAGTTTACAAAATATAAACACAATCAATATTATGATTGGCATTGTGATAGTTGGGATAAACCATATGACAGAAAAGATCCTAACAATCCAGAGCACGGCAGAATTCGAAAACTATCTATGACTTGTCAGTTAACAGATGGTTCAGAATATCAAGGTGGTGAACTAGAATTTGATTTTAGAAACTACGATCCACATATGAGAGATGAAACTAAACATTTAAGAAAAGCAAAAGAAATTTTACCTAAAGGTTCTATTATTGTATTTCCTTCATTTGTTTGGCATAGAGTTAAACCAGTAACTGCTGGCACAAGATATAGTCTTGTTGTTTGGCATTTAGGAAAGCCGTTTAGATAATGTATATAAATAATTATTTTAACACAACGATTTGGTCAGAACAAAAACCAGAGTTTATAAAATCTTTAACTAAAGCATCTAACAAATATATTAAAGATGCAAGAACAAGAGAGAAAAAATTTATAAAAGAACACGGTGACTTT